CCCAGAGAGGAGACACACGGAGAGACTAACAGAGAGACTACCCAGAGACAGCACCCAGAGAGTAACCCAGAGGAGAGCAACCCGGATAAGCTAACCCGGTTAACAGACACGGAGAGCAAGCCAGAGCATAACCAGAGAGTAACCCGGCATAGCATAACCCGGAGAGCTACCGCCTATAGTAAACCCGGTTAACCCTGGTTAGCCTGCACTCGCAAAGGGTATCTGTAAATAATTTCTAAAAGAGTGTTGACATAGGCTAATCAGTATTGCTATAGTTCACATCGTCGAAGGGCAACACGGAAACGGATAGCCCAGAGATACCCGGTCAAGCGGGTTAAGTAGACAGCCTGCTCAGTCATACGAACAACAGGCACTTGACAAGATGTGATGTAACGTAGTACAGTAGTTCACGAAGTACAGCAGTAACGCTCTTTAACAATCTGGGTAGCTTCTCACAGTCTCCGACTAGGTGATGATATGAGTGATACTTGTCACTATATGTCCTTAATCCGGGTACGACACGATGCGACGCACATCAAGAAAGCCCGGCAACGGTTCGAACTGTTACCGGATATGATAGCGGCGGCACAACGTAAAGGTAACTGGTCTAGGGTATCTGATTTAATCATCGAACGGCAGACACTGAGGAACCGATATGGATTTAAAGAAACAGTTGACACGCTATAAACGCAGTGCTAACGTAGAAAAGCTCCACCAGACGCTAAGCGCTGAGGCGATGCAGAAGGATGGACAAGCGGCACGACGTCGCAAGAAACAATTGAGCGAGCGGCTTTACATTCCGCAAGTTATAAGCTCTAATGACTTCTCCGATAAGGGGAACATGCGCAAGACGGCGGCTAAGAGCAATCAAGGCAACGTCCGCGCCATCGGCAATAAGACCGATGTTAAGATTAACAGTTACTGGCAATCAAAGCGCGGTGACAACCTCCCACGATAACCACTTGACACAAGGCGGGGATTGTGAGAAGCTACCCAGACAGTTAGCCAGTGACCGCAACCCGCACTCGCAAGGGTTCAAACGGTTGAGTCACTGAGTTAACAAATCGCTTGACACTGAAAGCGATACGATGTAAAGTGATTACCGAGTTGACACGATGTTGGTGTCCTCCACGGCAAGGCGAGTAAACAGCCAGCCGATGCGCAGTCCTCCGGCGCGATGAGTCCTACGGGACGGTAGATGGGGAGGCCGAGCTAGGATTTAGGTCACATAAAATAATCCGAAGGGTGTGTGGCGAGCATTACCGTCTTATAGTCGAAAGGCTCACGGTAGGAATCGCGGAAGGTAGCCTCTTAGTCGATATGTACAGGACTAAAACTACACTCCACCAACAAACCGCAAAGTAGGACGCGGGAACGGGCTAAGCAAAGCGACGGCAACGGCGTGATGTGGTGACCGCCCCGGACACGAAACGCGGTGAGTTGGTCATGATATGTATCCGGTGGTCGGGTACAGATTATGACTAATTAACGTGAGGATTTACACAATGACTAAAGCAACTGCAACTACCAAAATCGCTATCTCCGCTCCTACCATGACCGTTAAGGCGCTGGATGCTGCCATCGCTGGCGTGATTGACGACAGCATGAAACTGCAAGACCGCATCCATGAGGTAGCCGTGGCTATCATGCTGCACTGCTACAAACACAATGAGTTCACCCGTGCTCAAACGCTGGTGGATGGGCTGGGTAAAGGCGTCCGCCGCACTGCGCTGGTGGAGTGGTTCAAGATGGCAGGCCTCAAGGTATCACAGGAGAACCAGCAGTTCAACGGCTTCAACAAGGCCAAGATGTTAGACAAGTGGGGCAAGTGCCTGGCTGAGCCGTGGCACACGATGAAGCCTGAGAATCCGTTCGCTGGCTTCGACCTTGATGCTGAGCTGGCTCGCCTGATTGCTAAGGCTGAGAAGGCGATGAAGAAAGACGCCGATACCCCAGAGGAAGCCCGCGCTGAGGGTTACACCATGAAGCTGGATACTGAGAAGCTGGCTACCCTGCGTAAGTTGGCTGGCGTGACTCTCCAGTAATGTACGGGTTTGGTGTGTGGTGCTGGCTAACACCCGGCACCATCGACCACGACAACTATCTCCTGATGTACGGATGGAATGTGAAATGTTCAAGACGATTCCGGTAGCGATGGGTATGCGTGGCCCGGCAGCTAATGAAGACTATGTGTTCCCTGCGGTGCGCGTGTTCGCTCAATACTACGTGTGGTAGGTGACAGGCCGATGGCTTGCTTGCAATCGCAGGCCATTATCATGTTCCCTAATGATGTGAGGATGTAACGATGTTTACTGTATTCCTGAGCGCGTTCCGTGGTGAGCGCACGTTTGAGCAGAACGTACTGAAATCTGCTGAGCTGGCTTCCCTGCTGATTAATCAGGGCTATACGCCGGAAGTGGTGGCGGGCTTCTACCCTGAGAACGGCGGCCAGACCGTGACGTTTGAGCAGTCCTACGCCGTGCGTGTTGAGACGTATGCTGAGTGCATCAAGCTGGCACAACTGGCGGGCGATGCGTTCCAGCAGGAATGCGTACTGGTGGTCGATGTGCTTGACCGCATGGCGGCGTCGTATCTGTACCCGGCTGGTGACTCCACGACTGAGGGTTACCTGCGTCGTCAGACTGAGCAGCCAGAGGGTGCGCGTAGTCAGTGGCGCGGTGCATGGTGGACTATCGAGGCTACTGCGTGATGTGGTGGGATTGTGGATTGGCGATATACGATACGCTCCGGTTTATAGAGGATGTGAAGAAGATGGAGAAATTACATGGGGTTATGGCTACTCGCGGTCATTGTGTGGGTAATGGCGGTCTTCGCGGTCATTCGGTTGGTCGCTATTTCCCGTGCGTGATTTACATGAAGGGCAACCCATCGCAGTTAACGTGGTGGGTGCGCCAGCCTAATGGCGTGGATGCTGGGCCGCATAAATCCTACGAGGAGGCGGCTATGACGGCGCACAGCTACAACACCGGGCAGTGTGAAGACACTATCCGGGAAGTGTACCTGATGAAGGTGCAAGTTAACGAGGACAAGGCTACCGGGGAAACCAACTGCGTAGCCTACTGCATGGCGGAGGAGATACCCTTCGACGTGTACGGATTGTACGGCGTGACTCCCGAAGGGTTGAGCCTGCATCTGTGTGATTATGACCGCTACCCGGCAGCACGGAATGAGTTAGCCCGCGCTCAAGGCCTGGTAGCTGGTGGCCCTGTACTTTACCGTGACCTGCTGGAGGCACTCAATGACTAAGACACAACGACGCATCAACAAGCGCAACCTGATTCGTAACAGCCGCCGCTACCGGGTGGTGACCGGGGAGGGTAACGGGCATTACTTCCCGGTAGGCACCATTGTGCGCCACGCTGACGCTGAGCATTACGCCGACGTTGGTGGTAGTGAGACTGAGTATAACTTCCTTGTCGTGGAGACAGGCAAGGTACGATTCCCACTGAAACAGTGGGTAAGCCCGCGAGATATCGCATAGTAGGCTGGCCGAAGCGTTGCACTCGCAGCGCTTTATCAAGCAAACTAACTGAATATGATGATGATGAGGATTTGATGTATGAACCGCGTAGTTTACTCCACCGATGCCGCTCACCCTGCCTACCGTAACCCACTGGTTGAGGCCAAGACTGAATCCATGCGGGAGTGGGAAGAACGCCCACGCCGTACCCAGCGCGAGTGCCGCGATGCACAGAACGCGCTCAACATTGAGTACCGCCGCCGCGCTGCCGCGTGTGGCATGACCTTCGAGGGCTACCTTGCCCGCTTCAACATAACCCTGAAATGAGGATGTTAATATGACCCGCACTATCTACCCAGGCTTAAAAGTCCGCGTCCGTGATGATGCCGCTGGCGTTAATTCGTGGAACATCGGCAAGGTGGTGACCATTGCACAGGTGTACGGTACATGGGCGCTGTATTACTACGACGATAACCCGACCCGCTACCGCATGACGCTGTTTAACTTCTGGAATCGCTTCGAACCGCTGGAAGCGAAAGGCCCGTTCCCTGATGATGAGCCGCAGGTATTCAACGATGTGCGCCAGGCACCGCTGGGTATGGTGCTGCGCTATGACCTCGACGGCGAGACGCCTGCGAAGGGTGCGAAGTATCCGTATGTCGTCCGCCTGTACTCCGGGCTGCACGGCTGGTGCCGTAACCGCCACGCATGGGTTCCTATCCCGGAAGACCACAAAGGCGCATGGTTGTTCAACCTTAAAGCGGTGTGGCCTGTGCCGTCGCAGTGGACTGAGGCATTCGAGTACCCGATGCCATCAACCGCAATCCTGTATGTTCAACGTGTAATGGGAGCAGACAATGCTTAACCGACTGACTTTAATCATCCGCCCGGCGTCCAGCTACCACGCCCAGATTAAGAAGATACTGACCGATGAACGCTTCGACCACCAGTTCGGTGCGTTGCAGGTAGAGAATGCAGACACGGGCCACACGGAAGACGTGGTGCTGGTGACCTGCGTTGACTTCCACGATGTAGGCGTGGTGATTGAGAAGCTGCGCACCCGTATCAACCCCAGCTACTATCTGGTTGATGCAAGCAAGGCAGTGTTCAGCTACCACCATGTTAACCGCAAGCTGACCGCGCTGGGTTATCTGTACCAGTCCGACGTGGTGCTGCACACGTACAACCGCCACATCAAAGTAGGCGACACTAACTATTCATTCTGGGAGAGCAAAGCATGAGCAAGAAAGCAGACGCATTGAACGGGGCAAAGGCACGTATCGTAACGCTGGAGCGAGCCTACGAAGGGCTTGAGGGTAAGTACGCCCAGCTTCAAGCGCGGGCTGTGGTGGCTGAGCGCCGCTTCGAGTCGGCTCTGGATGAGCTGGAGAACAAACACGCAGAGCTGGCTAACTGCCGTGGCCTGAATGCCAGCCTGATTAAGAAGCTGGAGACTGCCCGCATCTGGGCTGTGGTCTTCGGCCTGCTGCTGGTAACCACCATCGGGACAATCGCAGGAGGTGTGTTCGCATGAGCACTGGCACCGCACTGGTTCACCCAGATACCGCCAAGCTAACGCCTGATGAGCAGAAGAAGGGCATCTACCACTACACGCCGCCAGAGGTTCTGGCGTTTAACAACGGCGAGCACCTGACGGAGGCCGACCTTGAAATCGTCAAGAAGTTCTACGGTGGAGTTATCCCCAACATCACGCCGCATGACGTACCGGATGCGGTATCCGCAGCTCCAGCAAATCCCACGCCGCGACGTGTCGAAGCAAGCCCTGCACTCGCAGCACCTTACGGCGGTGCAAAGCGATTAGTGCGTAAGCGCACGATGCAGCCAGCAGGGATGCCGCTGGTTGATATCACGAAACAACTGGCGGCTAACCTGTCAGAAGATGATGCGTGGTCTGTACTGGTCACGTTGGCTCAACGATTCGATTTAGAGGTAGAGTAACATGGCTAAGACCTTCAAGATTAACGCAAACTTCACCGCCACCCTGAGCCTGCAAACTGCTGGCGTTGATGAGTATGTCCGCGCCATCCGTGAAGCCGATGAGGTCGGCGAAATGGGTGAGTTCAGCAAGCGCTTGGTGGGCCTGCTGGACGAAGGCAAGACCGACGAGGCGCTGGTGATGCTGTTCAAGCACGGCATCCGCGCTGGCCTGAAAGACCTGGGTGACCAGCTCAATAACGAACTGCTGGAAGACTTCGGCAAGTTCAAACACGCCCCGGCTACGGTGTCCGTAGTCCCTGCAACCCCTCTCAATGTTGACGCGGAGTAATGACGATGAATGCGATTAAGTTCCTGACTAACCTGCTGGTCAAAGCGTACCAGAAAGAAGCCGCCCGCGTACAGGCCGAGGCCGACAAGCTGGCACAGGCGCAGGCTGCCGAAGCACTGAATGCCGTGGAGCTGGCTAAGCAGGCAGAGATTGCCCGTGAACAATCCGTTGAGCTGGGCCGTCAGAAGACCGCCGCTGCCGACCGCGCTGCTGGCATCGCTGCCCGTGGCAAACAAGTTGAAACCTTCTTCCTGGGAGACGTTGAGTAATGGAAATCATCAAAGTAGAAATCATCTTCAAGCACACGCTGGCTGATAAAGTAAAGAACCTGTTCCGCCCGAAGGCCAAGCGCTTCCCGGCAGTCGCCACCTTCACAGGGTTCGACGCGGCGAGCCATAGCACCCAGGGTGTGCGGGTACGCTGGGGCCAGAACGCCTACCACTACCCGTGGCATCAGGTGAAGCGTCTCAAGCTGACGTACAAGCCGGAGTAATACAGCTACAGGGTGGCGCTGTGCTGCCCTGTGTCGGTGTTAATCCGTGAGGTAATGGTAATGGGTCAAACGATAGAGAAACGTCTCTGGTTGCCGCAGGCGCGGCTTCTGCCCGTAGGGTGTGACGATAAGATAATCCACAAAGGGTGTGGTGATAGGCCGTCGCTGTTCATCAAGAATGACGACGATAAGTATTGGTGCTTCTGCCACCGCTGCCACGGCGGTGACTTCATGCCGAAGACGTTGCAGCGAGTCAAGCAGAAGCTGGCACCTAAGACCGGATGGGTGCCAGAGGATATCATCCCGCTTATGGATGCGGTGGTGAGTGAGCCTTACAACTTCCGTGAAATCTTCGAACGATATAGGATTAGTCCTTATGTTTCAATTCTTCGGTTTGCGCGTGATACGAAACGCATATACCTTCCTGATTCATCTGGTTCGCTCATGGGCTTGGATGCTACGGGGCAAGCCATTGCCCGGTTCTATTCCCCGCACAAGCGAAACCTGGCGGTATTCTATGGTGACAATCCTGGTAGCCTTGTTGTTACTGGAGGCATTGAGGAGTACCTTGCTCGTTGCAAGGCTAATGAGTCCGCAATCCTGGTGATGAACCGGGCCGCTGAGAAGGCCGCACTTGCAGAGCTTTCGAAGGGTTCGTATACGAATCTGGTCGAAGGCAGGTTTCTTAAAGACGGGTTCAAGCGTGACCTGCGAATGTTCAAGGAGTAATGATGTTAGATAAACTGCTGGTAGCAACACTGGCTGACCGCACCCGATACAAGGCGCTGGCTAAGCAGGTGCCTCTGGGTGAGCTGGGGACGTCAACCGAGTGGCTCATCAAGTCGTTCGGCACGTTCTTCGACCGTAACCCGGAGGCGAAGCAGGTCGATTATGATGTGCTCCGCACGATGGCGCGGCTCAAGCTGGAGAATCAGGAGTCGGCCCCGGTGCTGACGCTGATTGACAAGGCGGCGGAGATTAAGGTCACGCCGGAGCAAATCAACAACACGAGCCTGATGTTGATGGAGCAAGGCTACGCCGGGCGCGTCGCTACACTGGTTAACCGATACCAGGACGGCGAGGAGCTGGACATTAGCCACGAGCTTTACAAAGAAACGATGGCGATGCGCAAGCAGATTGGCGCGTCGGCTGAAACCATGTTCGAGGAGCCAGATATCCATGAGATACTTGCTGAGCAAGCTCGTGACGAAGGCCTTAAATTCCGACAGACTTGTTTGCAGGAGTTCATCAAAGGTCTTATGCCCCCGCTGTCAGTTGCTTTCTGTGCTGGAGTGGACTCTGGTAAGACCTCGTTCCTCTGTGATGCCCTCACCTACTTCGCGCCGCAGGCAGAGAAGCTCTGGCCAGGCCGCCCGATACTCTGGTTCAGCAACGAAGGCGTCGTCCGCGAAATCTGGCCTCGTCTCTACTCCGCTGCCCTCGGAATGGATGGGAAGAAGTTAGCCCACATGCCAGCGCGTGACCTGTATAAGAAATACGAGGATGCGCTGGGCGGAAACCGCCACAAGATTAAGCTGAAAGATGCACACGGCTGGTCACTGGCGCAGGTAGCCGGGGTGGTTGAGGAAATGAATCCAATCATCGTCGTGTTCGACATGCTGGCTAACTTCAAGTTGCCCGGCGTGGAGAAGCGTCACGAGAAGATGGAGGCGTTGTTCCAGGAGGTGCGTGAGATGGCAGCACTGCATGACTTCATCGCCATCAGCACCGTCCAGTTGAGCGCCGAGGGTTACGACATGCTGTACCCGCCAGGCACCGCATTGAAGGATGCGAAGATTGGTATTCAGGGTGCGCTGGATATCCAGATTAACATGGGCCGCCTGAACGACCAGGCTTATGAGGCGATTCGCGGGTTCAGCCTGCCGAAGAACAAGCGTAAGATGGTAGGCAAGTCCAGCAACATGAAGGCTGAGGTGTTGTTCCAGCCTGACTTAGCGAGGTTTATTGACAATTGAATCAGGACATAACTATCTGCCAGTGCAGCCGCATGTACGACGACCTGACAATGCAGGTGATTTATAGAACATGCAAGCGCTGCACAATGCGCAAAGAGGAGGCGGCTAAGGCCGCTGTCCGTAACGCACCAATTAAACGTCTGCAATTACTGGAGGACATTCATGGTTAATATTCAGCAAGTAGTTGAGATTGCTAAAGAAACCCACGGTGGCAAGGATATGTTCTTGCATGAGCTGGCTGAGGGTATGTGTGGTGCATTCCGCTGTGAAGGGCTGCATTGTTCGAACTGTCCGTTTAACAACGGGGACGCTCTGAAAGAGCACATCATTGAACTGGCGGGAGAACTGGCATGAGCAGCTTAACCGTAATGAAGGGCGTGGCGTTCACGCAGAAGCGCCTGCTGCAATGGCTCAAGGAGGACGGCAAGGTAGTCGTCCAGACTAAGCGCGATGAGATTCGCTGCGTGGCTAAGGTGGAAGACACTGGCGTAACCTACACCAGCGCCAGCGGCAAGCCACTCTACAACATCCACCAGGCGTTCAGCAACCTGTTCACCATGCTGTTTGAAATGACAGGGCTGACGAAGTTCGACATGGGCGTGAGTGTGAACAACTCCTTCGACTTGACGAAGCGTGTGGTTCGTGCTAGTAAGAAGCAATACGACTGCCGTGGCCAGGTCGAGTATGAGTTCTGGGATGGCACGAAGAAGAATCCGATTCACGTCTACACCGGGCCACTCACTATGGAGTTCTGGCTGTACGACCTGCCGGAGCTGGGCTGGAAGCCCTACGAAGAACGCCGGAAGATGATGGCTGAGCTGTGCCGCATGGCGGGCAACAGTCTGTTCTGCCCGGAGACAGAGGTGGTGACCAGCGAGCAGGATGTGTACCAGATACACGACATGCTTATCGGCCTGGGCCACGAGGGTACAATGGTCAAGCGCTTCGACCACCGCTACACCGAAGGCCGGACAGTAGACTGGATGAAGTTGAAGCCAGAGGATGAAGTTGATGTGGAAATTACAGGCTACACGCCAGGAGAGAACGGCTTCGAAGGAATGGTGGGGTCGCTTATCGGCAGAGCAGAGGACGGCAGCGAGGTCAGTTTTAGCGGATTTACGCTTGAACTTCGACGGGAACTCACTCGTAATTTTGAAGCGTATCGTGGACGCTGGGCCGAGGTTCGCTATATGCAGCGCGATTCTCAAGGCGGCTACCGCCACCCGCGCTTCCACCGCTGGCACCCCGATAAGTAATCCACGGGAAATACCAGAGGATGCGAAGTTCCCTAAAGACTGGCACTTGACAGGGTGGAATTGACATGGCTATGAAATGCCTGATTCACGACTGTGAAACAGAAACTAACCCGTGGTATGGACAGGTGGCATCGCCGTACTGCCCGGATAACTACGTGGTTGAAGACGCCTGGGAGACGGTAACCCTGGGCGGTGAGGTGGAGATTAGCCCGCGTACCGACCGCCGCTACAACTCGCTTGAGGAGTGGAAGGGCAACTGGTCTGTGGACTTCTCCGGGATTGATATCTACGTGGCGCACAATGCCGCGTATGAAATGAGCTGGTTACTGGAGCACGACTATGATAACTTCATGGCGTTTCTCAAACGTGGTGGTCGTGTTTATTGTACCGCTTACGCTCACTATCTACTCAGCAACATGCAGGACACTTACCCCGCGCTTAACGACGTTGCACCAATCTACGGCGGTACGCCAAAGGTGGATGCAGTCAAGGCACTATGGGAAGCTGGCGTTAAAACGTCGGATATTGACCCGGCGTTACTTCGGGAGTATCTGTTCGGGCCTAACGGCGATATCGCCAACACCACCAAAGTTTTCCTGGGAACGTGGTCGGAGCTTGTTAGACGTAACATGTTGAAGATGGCGCTGGTGCGCATGGATGGCCTGCTGTTCTCTGCCATCTGTATGCACCACGGCTTGAAGGTTGACATGGAGGTAGCGGAGCGTGACCGCAGCCGTAACGAGCGGTTGCTGGAAGGCCTGCACTCGCAGGTGATTCAGTATCTGCCAGCGGATATGCCACCGGAGGCGCGTGAGCAATTCACCGGGACACGCTTCCAGTTGTCAGCATTCATCTTCGGCGGCGCGATGAAGTACACAGCCCGCGTACCGCGTGAGGATGCCGAGGGCAACCCCATCTACGTGAAGAAGGAAGGGCCGTACTTCAAGAGCATCAAGGGAGCGCTGCCAGAGAGCGCCTGCATGTTCGACGAGGAGGCAGGTGGCTTATGGTATTCCCCGGAGCTGAAAGAGCACCAGGCGCGTTACACGGCGGGTAAGAACAAAGGCCTGCCGAAGTTCGATAAGTATGTGACCGACGAGGTTGATACGAAGAACGGCGACCTGCTGTATCACTTCCCCGGCCTGCTGTCTGAGGAGGTACAGGAGAAGCTGAGCCTGGCGATTGAGGGTGAGTGGTCGGGTAGCCAGAAGCTGCAAGACGGCAGCCCGGTAATCAGCACCAGCGGTGACGTGTTGGATGTGCTGGCGGCGCACGACGTGCCAGTGGCTAAGTTGTTGAAAGATATCGGGAAGATTGATAAAGACCTCGGTGCATTCTACATCAAGCGCACGTTCAACAAGGATGGCAGCTTGAAGAAAGAAGGCGGCATGTTGCAGTACGTGCAGCCGGACGGCTTCATCCACCACACGCTGAACCACACGAGCACCGTGACGGCGCGACTGAGTTCGAACAAGCCGAACCTCCAGCAGCTACCACGAGCAGAGGAGGCGCGGGACGAGAACGAGTTCAAGTCCACGGTTAAGGAAATGTTCGTGAGTCGCTTCGGTGACGATGGCGGCATCCTCCAGGAGGACTACAGCGCACTGGAGACGGTTGGCTTGCAGGTGTTGACCCGCGACGTTAACCTCAAGGCAGCGCTGCTCAAAGGGCTGGACATGCACTCTATGCGTCTCGCGGCGATGGAGAACCAGACCTATGAGTACGTGGTGGCGCGTACCAAAGACGACACCCACCCGGAACACGCTGAGTGGGACGTGAAGCGTACAGGCGTTAAGCCAGTTGCATTCCAGTATCAGTATGGTGCGACGGCTTACGGAATGGCAATGAGCACTGGTAAATCCCAGGACTTCTGCCAGGCGTTCATTGACGCAGAGAAGAAGGCGTTCCCTGGCGTTGAGGACTGGTACGACAACACGGTGTACCCGACTGTGGAAGCGACGGCAGCGCAGAACAAGCCTATCCGTGTGCAGCTTGACGACGGGCGCTACGTTATGTTCGGCTGGGGTACGTTCACTACCCACGACGGCACAACGTATCAGTTCCGCCAGCAGAGCAAGCAGCGTTGGAATCCGGTGACTAAGAAGCGTGAGGAAGTCAAGGAGTTCACGGTGCCGCAGATGCGTAACTACCCGATTCAGGGCGCATCCGGTTTCTTCGTGCAGCTCGCTTGCGGTATGCTGATTCGTCACTTCATCGCCAACGACTTCTACGGTGGCAAGTGCCTGCCGATTAACACGGTTCACGATGCGTGTTACTTCGACACTCACAAAGACGTAGTGTACCAGGCAGCGTATGAGGTGGAGGCCATTATGGAATCCATCCCGGAAATGCTGAATGCACTGTGGCCTGCGTATCAGTGTGAGGTGCCGTTCCCGGTGGCAGGTGGCTTCGGTAAGAACATGGCCGAGGAGCACCACGTTTACGACAAGGATAGCAAAGACCTGTTCAAACAGCAGAAAGCGAACTTCAAGAAAGAGTTCCTTGCTAAGAAGGGTATCGCGGTTCAATTCTGAATTGGCACCCCTATACCCAGAGTAACCAAATCAGTACACAAAGTAACCTAACTGGAGAGTAACCTATATGACTACTATGCAAGAACGTTTAGCAGCCCGCGCAGAAGCAGCCAAAGCCCGCCAGGGTTCCATGAATGATGTTGAGAAGGGTGGCGACGGCAGCGGTAAGAAGTTCAAGACCGCGCCGGAAGGTAAGTTCAAAGCGCGTCTGGTTGGCTATGTCGAAATCGGTAGCCACGAGAACAAGTTCGACCCGTCGAAAGACCCGGCACCGATGTTCGTTCTGCGCTTCGCCCTGTTCGGTAAGGACTGCCAGGAAGAAGACGGTACGCCGATTACCATCGACAGCCGTGAAATCAAGATGAGCAAGTTTGAACGTGCGAATGCCGTCAAGCTGTTCCGTCAGATGTGTCCGAAGAAGGATGCCGATCACTTCATGGAGCTGCTCGACCGTGTGTTCTGGGTTGAAATCTGGCACAACAAGCAGCAGAAGGGCGATAAAGAAGTCGTGTACGCTAACCTGAAACAGGAATCAATCGTTCCGGGTGTGCGTGAAGTGCTGGACGACGACGATAACATCATCGGCTACAAGGCGATTGCATGTGACCCGGCACCGGAGAGCATGTTCAACATCTTCGAATGGGATAACCCATCCGTCGAAGACTTCAAGACCTTGAAGCCGTGGGACAAGGATAAGATTCGCAAGGCTGTGAACTTCCCTGGCTCCCACGTTGAGCAGCTCGTAGGCAAGGGCGAAGATAAGCCTGCCAACACCAACAACGGTGCGGCGACCAACGAGCCGGAAGGTGACGACGAGCCGAAGCAGACTGTGGATACTCCGAAGGATATCCCGGTTGAAGGCGCTGACCTGCCGATGCTGTAATGAGTATCCCGGCTAACTTGCGGGAGCGAATCGCCAAAGTCGCTCCGCAGTTCCACCGGACTGAGGAGGCGTCTACCCTGGAGGTGGACGCTGACTCCCTCATCTACAAGGTGGCGGCGACCACGAAGAACCTGGAGACAGCTAAGCGTCGCCTGGTTTCTGAGGCATTAACCTTACACTTCCTGGCTGATACGCAGATTAGCCGCCTGCACTTAACCCCTAAGCACTGCCGCAAAGCTGGACGGTTCAACGTAATAGCGACCAAGCCCTACCAGGGCAACCGCGCCAAAGGCAAGAAGCCGGAGCTGGTCGAGCCGCTGCGGTACGTTGTGGGGCGCGAACAGTTGAAGCTGCCGCCTGAGTTGCAGATTATCTTCAACGACGTGTACGAGGCTGACGATTCGGTAGTGATGGCATGTACCGCCGACCCGAAGGCCATTTATTACTCCGAGGATAAAGACCTCGACTGTTTAAGGAACCGGAAATTATGCCAACACGAGCTACGAGTGCTCCCCACGGTCAGTGGCCTGGGCTGGCTGGCAATGAAGGAGTTAGCCAGCGGCAAGAAAGTTATCGGACGCGGGCCAGTGTTCTTCTGGGCGCAGATGCTGATGGGCGATGGGGCGGACAACATCAAGGGGATAACGAAGGCGAACGGGAAGCTGTGTGGCCCGGCTGCGACATTCGAGTTACTGCGCGGGTTTCTGATTCCGCAGTCGGATTCGCTGACGCCGCATCCCGTAATTCCGACGATTACTGAGCAGGACGTGGCGCGGTACGTGCTGCGCCTCTACATGGAGAACGGTCAGAATCCCTGGCCGGAAGCCTGGCTCCTGTGGCTGTACCCGGCTGATGGTTATAACTTCCATCGCCACCTGCATAACCTGGGCTTGCTGGACGACAGCGACCTGGGTGTGTGGCTGAAACAACAACTCTCTCTTAAATGGTTCAATAAGGATTGACATTATGAAAAACATCATCGACGTAAACGAGTTCACCCGCGCTTATCATGCAGCCGAGCTGGGTGACCTGGTGCAACGTGGCCTGTACAAGCAGGTTGGTCAGATTCGTACTGAATACTTCACCATGAACGGCGCAGCGCGTCAGGTGGTTCGCCGTGAGAGCCTGGCGGTTATCCACGACCTGCACTTGCAGAAGTTCTACGCGGTCGAGCAGTACAAGGGCATCGCCATCCGCGCAGAGATTCGTGATGAAGAAATGCTGGCGGCCATCATCGAAACCCTGCCGACCCTGGAGCCGGACGAAGGCTTCGTATACGACCAGACCATTGAGCTGTCCGCTGAGGAAGTTCGCCGTGAGCTGGTGGTCGCGCCGGAAGGCGTAGAGGTCAACGACGGTACGGAAGGCCTGGATGCGTAAACTAACCCGTTCACAAGCCGCTGTACTGGCGGCTAAAATGGTTCGTGAGTCTGCTGGCTGTCCGTTGTGCCAGCGCTCATGGGCGGAGATTCAGAAGGATGCAGAAGACAAAGCTGCTGCTAAAGGCAAGAAGCTACGGCAGGCACCGTATGTGCTTGACCACGACCATATCTCAGGGCGTTGCCGAGGCGTTCTCTGTCGCGGCTGCAACGGTGCTGAGGGAAAGGTTGCCAACGCTGTCTCGGCCTGGGGGAAGACGGGAAAAGAGTACGCCGCTATTCTTGGGTGGCTACAGCGCATGGTGGCGTATCTCCAGCAAGAACCTACGGAGTATATCTACCCGACACACGTAATGGCTGACGAGCGGAAAGCGAGCGCGGCTCAGCTACGTCGCCAGGCAGCACAAAAGAAGGTGCGTGAGCGCCGCAAACAGATTGCAGATAAACGAGGTAAGTAATGGCAAAGGTATCCCTAATCAATCTCTTTACCAAAGAACAGCATATTGCGGTACTGAGCAAGTTCAAGTCTAATGCAGACGCAGCGCTGGCCTACAACATCGCCCTGGCCTACGGCGAGTCTGCCGACAAGATTGGCGAGGGTGACCTCAAAGAGTTCGGCCCGGCGCTGAGCGTCGGCGAGCACGAAGTAATCAGCCGTCAGTTGGTTCGCTACTGGCGTAACATCTTCATCGACCACGAAGGCAAGAAAGGAGCCACCAATGCAGGACTCAAAGAAGCGCGTAAACTCATCAGCCCATCGCCTACTGACGATATCGGTAACACTCAAGTTCCTGGCATGTGTCGCCGTATTCTTGTCGTTGGTGACCTACACGCTCCTTACACACACCCCGACGCGTTAGACTTCCTGCGCCACGTTCGTGACAGCTACGGCCCGGACATGGTGATTCAGGTGGGTGACGAAACGGACGGACACGCAATCAGCTTCCATGACAGCGACCCTAACCTGGACAGCGCTGGTGTTGAGCTGGAGAAGGCTAAACTGGTACTGGAGAAGCTGCATGAACTGTTCCCGAACCTGCTTGTGTGTGACTCGAATCACGGCAGTCTGGTGTATCGCCGCGCTAAGGCTCACGGTTTACCAGTACAGTTCATCAAGAAGTATCGAGACATTCTGTTCCCGGAACATGGTGCGCCAGCGTGGTCGTGGGCAGATGCCTGGGTGCTTAACACCCCTCTCGGCCCTGTACGTTTCCAGCACCAGGTTAGTGGTGACTTCATGCTCAACGCTTCCCACGAACGTACAAGCCTCGTCCTCGGCCATGAGCATGGGCGCTTCGAGGTTCAATATGCGGCATCCAGCACCGCTCTTTACTTTGGCGCATACGCCGGGTGCCTGATTGACCGCAAGAGCATGGCATTCGCCTACGGCAAGCTGACCCGTAAGAAGCCTATCCTGGGCTGCATGGTAATCACAGATGGTTGCCCGCAGCTTATCCCAATGCTGATGAACGAGGAGGGCCGCTGGGTTGGCGCGGAATAAGCGTAAGTGGCGGCAGTTCTTCTATGAAGACGGGACACCCAGGCGGTGTCCTCACTGCATATCGCCTGACCTTAAAGAGATTGTACGCGACTCGATTGACGTGGGTGTCGGCGGTGGCGGCATCCCATGCGAGATAGAGACTCGCTGCAACAAGTGCAACTCCATGCTGGGCTATTGGGCCTACGGGAGTTATGACCCTTGTTTCCTCATGGAGTTCGTAGGTTATGACGATGAAGCTAGTGATTGTGGAAAGCCCGTATGCGGGTGCGGTACAGCAGAATGTCCACTATGCCCGGCTGTGCCTGGCGGACTGTCTGAAACGTGGTGAGGCACCGATTGCCAGCCATCTGTTATACACGCAGCCAAACGTGCTCAACGACGATATCCCGGAAGAACGTGCTCTGGGTATTGCCGCAGGGTTAGCGTGGCGCAGCGTGGTGGAGAAGGCCATATTCTACGTAGACCGGGGCTGGTCTTCCGGCATGACAGCGGCACTTGAGCTGTATGACCGCGAAGGCTTCCCATATGAATTTCGTAAACTGGAGGGTTACTAATGAGCGCAGTTGGTACTGGATTGAAGTTTGACGGCGATAAGCCACGTATGGATTTACTGCTGGACGGTTGCCCGCTGGCGCTGCTGCGTATCAGCGACGTGCTGACCTTCGGCGCGAAGAAGTATGAAGCGCATAGCTGGCACACGGTAGCCGAGGGCAAGACGCGCTACAAGGCGGCGCTGCTGCGGCACCTGACGGCTCACGCCCAGGGCGAAGTGAATGACCCGGAGAGTGGCCTGCCGCACCTGGCACACGCCGCTTGCTGCTCACTGTTCATCCTGGAGTTAGAGCAACGTGACAAAGCCGAGTGACTGGTGTTTGAATAAGCTGGAAGCAGCCCTGGCTGATTACGATATCAAGGCTGCAAAAGATTATCTTGACATGGCAAAGTTGTGGTTAAGTAGAGGGCAATAATGGCAACATTGGAACAACAGTTGGAGTGGGAGCGTAAGCACCGTGAGCTAGGCCAGGCTAAGATGGCTGCGCAGCTACAGGCTGCAAAGGAAGACGGACGCATAACCGATACTCCTCTGGGTTCCGTTGTGCTGCGCCGTTACCTGCTCTGGTTGTCTCGCAAGATAGCGAAGGATGTGACCACTGACCTGGACGAGCCGGGGCGCAGCAAGGCGTATAGCCCGCTGCTGTTCTCCCTGGACATGGATGCGGTGGCTCTGCTGGCAATCTCTGAGGCGTTGAAGCTGTGTGTGGCTGGCCCGGTGCAGGCGACTACCCTGGGCTTCGCCATCGGCAAGGTGCTGTACGGGGAGCTTGCTCTTGCAGCGTTCCGCGACATGAACGCGAATCTGTATGAGGTGCTGACCGAAGACCTCCAGCGCAAGATGAGTAAAGACCTGCGCCACCGCATGACTATCTTCCGTATGCAGGCTCAGAAGAACGGCATAGAGCTGCCGGAGTGGACGCCGACGCAGAAGCTCCAGGTTGGTATGTATGTCATGGGACTCATGAGTACGCCGAACGAGGATGGCGAGGTACTGCTGGAGAACACGCTCAAGAGCTACGGCAAGAAGACCAAATACATGGTTGACCTCGCGCCGGAAATCCACAAGCTCATGCAGGGTATCGAGGGCAGCATCATCGGACGCTCTGGGTTCGCCGCGCCGTGCCTGATTCCGCCGCAGGACTGGACAGGTGAGGAAGGTGTGGGCGGGTTCCACGGCGACCTCAAGATTCGCGCTGTGCGTTTCTTCAAAGGTTCTACCTATCAATGGGAGGTTATGAATAGCGAGGGCCATAATCCAGAAGTCACTCTGGCTATGCTCAACGCCCACCAGAAGGTAGCTTGGAAGGTAAATCCTTTCATTCTCGACTTATTGAAAGGTATGCGCTATCACGGATATGGCATTCGTAAGAAGGTCGAGTTCAGCAGCGCACACGAGAAGATTAAACCTGAGCGCCTGGAGTGGCTCGACACGGTTAAGGAAGGAGACTTCACAGATGTGCAGCAGTACAACTTCGAGACGTGGAAGCGGAAGATGCGCGACTGGCACACTGAGGCCAAACGCATTGGTCGTGTTGAACTACGGTGCAACATGGCGATTAGTGCGGCTCAGGAAGTCAGCACGTTAGACCGCTTTTACTATGTATATCAAGTAGATAACCGTGGTCGTATGTATCCGGTATCCGGGCTGCTTAACCCGCAGGGCAGTGACGTGCAGAAGTCGTTGCTCCACGCAGCGGACGGTGAGCCGATTGACACGCCGGAGGCACTCTGGTGGTTCAAGATGGGTATCGCCAGCAAGTTCGGCATAGATAAACTGGCACCGGAAGACTGCGTTAAATGGGTGGACGACAACCATGCAAACATCATCCGGGCCGCTGGCGACCCACTTGACCGAGACGCTTTTAACTGGTGGACTGGCGCTGATAAACCCTTGCAGTTCATCGCGTTGTGTGATGAGTATCGACGATATAATGAAGACCCCGCAGGATTCGTTAGCAGAATCGCGGTTGCAATGGACGGCACCTGTAACGGCCTCCAGAACTACTCCGCAATGCTACGGGATAGCGTGGGTGGACGAGCTACAAACCTCATTAGCGCAGATAATGGCATACCTAACGATATCTATGGAGACGTCGCCAAAGCGTCATTTAAGCGACTTGGCAGAATGGAGGCGTCAAATCTGCGAACCGATTGGGTCAACTACGGCTTCGACCGTAGCCTTACTAAGAAGTCTGTAATGACCCAGGTGTACGGCTCCACCTTCGGTACTTGCCGAAAGTCAATCATTGAATACTGCTACGATAAACAAATCTTCGAAGGCACTGAGTATGACCACGCTGATTATGCAGCGCGTCTGGTCTGGGACGGTATCGGGGATGTGGTTGTCAAGGCGAAGGAAGCGATGGATTGGCTGCGCAAGAGCGCCGGGGCGGTGATGAAGGAGGGTGCTGAGTACATTACCTGGCTGGCACCGACCGGGTTCCGAGTAGTGCAGGTTTACAACAAGCACAAGACCATGCAGGTTCGTGCGCATATCGGCAAGAACGTGCGGCTGCGCGTACCCGACCCAGAGAACATCGACGGGCCTGACAAGATGCGCCACCGTAACGCACTGCCGCCGAACTTCATTCACAGCATCGACAGTAGCCACATGGCTTTCGTATCGGTGCGACTGGCGGCAGAGCTGGACGGTATGTTCATGCACTTCATCCACGACGACTTCGGGGTGCTGCCGAAACACGCGGCGCTGCTCTCGCGGGTAATTCGTGAGGAGTTCGTGAAGATGCACGAGAACTACAGCCTAGAGGATTTCAAAGCCGGGTATGAGTTCCTTGATGAGCCACCTGCAAAGGGTGACTTAGATATTAACTGTGTATTAACCAGTGTTAACTTCTTCCGTTAACCTATATTAAGTTAAACAGTAAGATAACCTGGGTTAACCCTATAGCGGTGCCAATTCAGCGAAAGCTATCAGTTAACAGTGATTGATAGGTGAACTTGATTTGGCACTCCTATAGCAACTAAACGGAGATAAACATGGCTGAACAGAAGCAAGAAGTCCAAGTAATCGCCCGGCTGTCACCTGCTGCCTATGCGCAGTTGGAGAAAGCGTTGCCATCCGCAGCCGTACCCAAAGACGGTACAGCAGCGGCTTACCACCTCGGCATCCAGTACGTGCTAAGCGTCCTGCGTAATGGGTTTGTTAGCAATGCGTGAGTTCGTTATCCGGCGACGGAAGGACGAGCCACCGTTCAACAAGCAAGCGGCAGAGGAACTAATCGAAGATAACTGGTGGGCTGACCACGACCGACTGCAACCCGCGTTCGGTACGTCATTCCACTACGAGTGCGCTGTGTACAGCTTCCTGGCTGCGCAGCGGGTAGAAGGTTATCTTTGGGACGACGCAGGCCATATCATCGGCTGTGCTGTCTATGTTCGCCTGTACGATATCCATCACGGCTTGATAGCTTCCCCAATCACGGTGATAGTTAAGACTGAACACCGTGGAGACTTGAAAGTGACACGGAGGATGCAGAGGTTGATACGGCGGGTGGCTTCGGAAACCGGGGCTTCCCGGTTCTACCAGGTCACCCATGTGAACGATAAGGTTCAAATCCACAAACTGAGGAAAGTATAATGGGTGCAGTCAAGAAGGTATTCAAAGGTGCGGCTAAGGTTGTCAGCAAGGGCGTCGGTGCCATTACTGGTTCCAACGCTGCTAAGAAAGCGGCTGAGCAACAGGCCCAGCAGATGAAGAACCAGACCAAGCAGATGCAGGAGCAGGCTAAGCAGGAGAGCATGACGGCGCTGCGCAATATCCAGGACACTGGTGCGCAGGTGTCGGCACAGCAGTCAATGCAGGAGTCGGCCCTGGAGCGTGACAAGGCGCGAGACGCGGCTGAGGAGAAACGACGTAAAGCCCAGGAGGGCAGCGGTGAGTCTCTGGATGTTGCTATCGGCGGCACGGGCCAGGAGAGCGACGAGGAGAACATTCGACGCAACAACGTCCGTAACAGCTTCTTCTCTGGTGGCGGTTCAAGCGGCCTGCGTCTGTAATCAACGGGAGGTAAGATGCGCACTAACGAAACGGCTCAAAGCCGCTGGCAGAAACTGGACGCTAAGCGCCAGGGTATGCTGACGCGGTGTGAGCGGTACGCCGCTCTTACCTTACCCAGCGTGTGTCCCGAAGACAGTTACGACGAGGGTTCTGACGAGTTAAGTCAGTCCCTCAACTCTATCGGCGCACAGGCGGTCAACAGCTTGACGAACAAGATGATGCTGGCAATGTTCGCACCATCCCGACCGTTCATGAAGTTTGACCTCCCGGTGGGTGAGAAGAATAAAATCCTCAAGGCGCTGGGCCTGGACGACGCGGCGTTCCGTGAGGAAATGGCAGTAGCCGAGAAGGAGGCAATTCGCTTCCTGGACAGCACGGGCAGTCGGCCTAAGCTGTATGACCTGTTCAACCACTTAATCATCACGGGTAACGCTCTCAAGCTCAACGAGAACGACACCATGCGAATCATCGGCATCAAGGACTTCGTTAGCCGCCGAAACGTGCAAGGTCGTGTGATTGAGATTATCTTCCGCGAATGCGTGGACGTGGACGAGCTGCCGGAAGACCTACAGCAATTCGCCTACACGTTGAATCACACGGACGATAAGCAGGTGCATTACTACCGCTGGTGGGTGTGGGACGGCAAGAAGTACATTGAGCGTCAGTATCTGGACGACACGCACATCCCGCTGCCGAAGTACAACGGGCAGTACAAGCCGGAGGACATGCCCGCACAGCACCATGTGTGGCGCATCGCTGACAAGCGTAACTACGGCATTGGCCACGTTGAGGACTACATCGGCGACTTCGAGGGGCTTGACCAGCTCACCGAGGCCGAGGTAAACGGCGCTATCCTGGCGTCTGAGTTCCGCTGGCTGGCCAACCCTGGCGGCATGACCCGACCGGAAGACATTCAGCGCTCCCGCAACGGTGACGTTGTACCGGGCCAGGAGGGTGACCTGTCACTGATTAACGCCGGGCAGGTAGCTGGCGCATTGCAGGTTGTGTCGGCATCCGCTGACAAGTACATCCGCCGCATCGGGCAGGGCTTCCTGCTGACCTCCGCAGTACAGCGAGACGCCGAGCGTGTCACCGCTGAGGAGATTCGACTGCTGGCGAATGAGCTGGAGACTGGCCTGGGTGGTATCTACTCCCGCCTGGCGATTGACCTCCAGTTACCGATTGCGCACTGGCTGATGAAGAACGTCGATAACGGCATCTTCAAGGGCAGCGACTTCCAGCCTGTTATCGTGACTGGCCTGGATGCGCTATCCCGTAACGGCGACCTGGAGAACATGCAGTTGTTCCTGGGTGACGTGGCGCAAATCACCTCAATGCCCCCAGAGGTACAGCAGTATCTCAAACTGGACACCATCTTCTCTGCACTTGCAGCAGGTCGCGGACTTCGTTCCTCCGACTTCATCAACAAGCAGAGTGAGGTTGACCAGCGCAACGCTGAGGCGCAAGCCCAGATGCAACAGCAACAACTCGAAGCAGCAGGTGTTGACGCTGCGCTCAAGAAACAAGCTAAGTAAGAGGACATAACATGCTTTTCATGAACATTGCACGTAAATTCGGTTCCGTATTCATGGACGTTGAAACGGGTGGCGAGGGAGCGGCTGCTGGCGGCGACGCTGCGGCTGAGGCAGGTGCCGAAGCAGGTGCAGAGGTTGAGAAAGCTGGCAAGGTAACCCTGGGCGAGCCAGAGTCCAAGCCGGAGGTTACTCCTGAGAAGGTAACCGAGGAGCCGGGCGCGGTTGAAGACAATGGTATGCAGCAGTACATCGACCAGTACCAGGCTGAGAATCCTGCTCTGGGCCTGGCGCTGGGCTTCCTGCGTGACGCTGGAATTAGCCCGACCGACCCGGCATTCCAACTGGCAGAGGTCGAAGGTGACTTCGAGCTGCTGAAAGCTACCCTGGCGGCTAAGGCGCTGCCCGGCACCGACGCAATGGTTGCCATCCTGGAGAAGGCGGTCGCAAGCCACTTCGAAGCGGTGGAGAAGGCTGAGGCCGAAACCACGGCGCTGGTGACGGAAATCCTGGGTGAGCAGAAGGACGAGGTGCTGGAGTGGGCGCGTTCTACTGCGAGCGACGAGGAGAAGACGGCATTCAACGACATGCTGGAAGCAGGCGGTGTGTATGCTCGTGCGGCGGCTGTGCTGCTGCGTGAAGCGTTCCAGGGTTCTGGCAACACTATCCCGGCGAAACATGCGATTGAGACGGCGACTCCTGGCGCGGTGGCCAATGGCCCGCTGACTGCCCGTGAGTTCGCGGCTGAGACTGAGAAGCTGGCTCGTAAGCTGGGCGGCGACCCGCGTGGTTCCGCAGAGTATGCGCAGATTCAGCGTCGTCGTGAAGCAGGCCGTAAGCGCGGTATCTAAGCCAAAAGTTGAATTGGCACCCCTATAGCAACTAAACGATTCGACGGGCTTCGCGGCCCGTTCTACTACTCATGAGGAAAGTGAAATATGTCTATTTTTGACGGTCAGACCCCATCCTACGACGTAACCCGCCCGAACCAGCGCCACGGCGCAGGCGACCCGCTGGCCGACGTAACCGAGCAGTTCACTGGTACTGTGGAAGGCACCATCAAGCGCCGCTCCATCATGGCTGGTTTCGTTCCGGTACGTTCCGTTCGCGGTACTTCCACGATTTCCAACCGTGGTATCTCCAAAGCCAAGCTCCAGAAGATTGCACCGGGTACTACCCCGCCGCCGTCTACTGAGCCGCACACCTCAAAAATCTTCCTGAAAATCGACACGGTAATCATCGCTCGAAACGCCGAGCCGATGCTGGATGAGTTCCAGACCGACTTCGATTACCAGGGTGAAGTGGCGCGTGAGCAGGGCCAGGAAATCGCCAACATGTATGATGAAACCTTCTTCATCATGGCGGCTAAAGCGGCTATCGCTTCCGACTCTCCGTATGGTACTGCTGCGCAGATGCCTGGTCACTCTGGCGGTAACGTCGTGACCCTGGCAGGCGCTAACGACTACAAAGACCCGGCTAAGCTGTACGCAGCTATCGCGTCTCTGGTCGAGAAGTTCCTGGAGAAGGACGTTCGCCCGAACGAAGAAGACATGATTCTGGTTCTGCCTCCGGCTGCGTTCACCGCGCTGATGCAGGCTGAGCACATCACTAACGGCGAGTATGTTACCTCCGCTGGTGAGACTCTGAACACCAAATACATGTTCGCTGCTTTCGGCGTTCCGGTAATCACCTCCAACAACGCAGTATTCGGTAAGACCATTACCGACCACCTGCTGTCCAACGCCAACAACGAGAAAGCCTACGACGGTGACTTCAAAGATATCGTCGCTCAGATGTTCTCTCCGAAGGCGCTGCTGGCTGGCTCTACCATCCCGGTAACCTCCAAAATCTTCTTCGACGACCTCTCTAAACTGTGGTTCATCGACTCCTGGCTGGCATTCGGCGTGACCATCAACCGTACTGAGTACGCTGGTGTTATCAAGCTGCCTGCTGCCTAATTAGTAGTGGCCCTTCGGGGCCGCTTCTTCTTTCTCCTGTATCCGCTTTGGGTGCAGAATAAAGAGGAGGCTTAATGTTTACTGAACTTGACGTGGTTAACGCCTGTCTCGCCACCCTGGGTGAGCTTCCGCTGGTCGAACTGACCGACGAGCATCCTATGGTCGCAGCAGCGCGAGTCAACCTCACGGAAGCAATCGTATCAGAAATGCACCGCCAGTGGTGGTTCAATACTGACTACGTTCATTTAGCAGCAACGGAAGAAGGGTATATTTACGCACCCGCAGATGCCGTAGCTGTGAAAGTTGCCAATTGCTCAAATCTTACCCTACGGGGCCGCAGGCTGTACGACCGCTACAACAGCACGTATGTCCTGGGTTATGACGTGGACGCCGTGGTTATCCGCAACATCCCATTCGAAGACCTGCCCGGTATGGCGCAGATTCTGGTGAAGGATGCGGCGGTGCTGCAATTCCAGATTAACTACGACGCCGACAGCACGAAGACGCAGCAACTACAGTCCAAGTACGCCAACTCGTACCGACTGCTTAACGCTGAACACACCCGCCAGATTGCAGCTAACCAGCTTGAGAATCCAGGCGTGGCGGTGGCGCGTATGAACGCTGGTGTTCGTCCTCGCCGCAATCGTCCGTATGGCGCTAACACAATTCGCACGAGGTAACAATGGCTAAAGTTGGCGGAAGCTACGACTCAGTTGTGCTCGGCGTGAGCCAGCAGACCCCGCAAGACCGCCGCTCTGGTCAGATGTGGGAACAAGTTAACATGGTGTCTGACCCGGTACAGGGCTTGACTCGCCGACACGGTTCCGTGTTTGAAGCGAAGCAAGACCTCAAGGCAGGCACCGTCAACACTAACTGGCTGCGGGAAGCGGCGGTTAAATTCAAGGTGCGTCCGTTCTCTATCGGCGGCATCGACTACGACTTGATTTACTCAAACGAGTACGTCCGGGGCAACATCACTGAGGTTCTCCCGGTGTACTGCTATGACAAGACGAACAAGAAGTTCCTGCCTGTCCGAGGCTCTGGCGACGTGTGGGGTGCTCTGGTGGCGAACGGCGCTTCGGCGGTGGTCAACATCGGTTCATACCTGTTCCTGTCTGCGAAGGGCTATGTCCCGCAGTACACGACCACCACGAAGTATACGCCTGACAACGAGCGCAAGTCGATTGCCATCTGGGTTCGTAACGGCGACTACAGCCGCGACTACAACTTCCGATTCACCACTACAGCAGGCACCACCTTCCTGGCAGCGGTTCGCACACCAGCGAGCACCTACCCTGGCAAGCTGGACACCTCCGGCATCCCGGTTCCGGTCATTAACATGGCAGGCATCGGCGACAGCGGCAGCGCGGAAGACACCATGAAGTTGAACAAAGCTATCGCAGACTTCAACTCCAAGATGGCGCAGTACAACAAACAGATTGCCGACTCAACCAACGGGTACAACTCGGCGGTGACGCAGTGGCTCGGCACGGCATCGGCGGCTATCCAGCCTGAGCAGATTGCCATCCAGCTCACTGACCAGATTCGCTCAAAGGCGGGCCTGACGGCTCAGCAGGTTCAGCGCGATGGCTCCTACATCTTCATCACGGATGCAGCCAACGTTAAAACTGGTGAGTGTGTGGCGGTATCAGACGCCTACCTGAAAGCTGTGGTTAATGACGTTGCCAAGCCTGACGACCTAATCCCTAAGCACTTCTTCGGGAAGACGGTCAAGGTGCGCTCGCAGAAGGCCACGGGTAAGGACGCGTACTACCTGGTAGCGGAGGCGAAGGACGGGCAGAGCGGGCTGTACGGCGACGTTATCTGGCGCGAGACGGCGGGTGTGCAGACGACGCCAACGAAGGTGTTCTGCGTAGGCACCATCGCCAACGGCACGTTATTCATCGCATCTGACCCGGCATCGCTGGAGTCGGCGGCGGGCATCACTGGCGTACCGCGATTCGTGGGTAGCCAGGTCGGTGACCAGATTTCTATCCCGGTGCCGAACTTCCTCAAGAAGGGAATCAGCTACATGGGCGTGTTCCAGGACAGGCTCCTGATTGGCACAGGCTCCACGGTGTTCGCCAGCCGACCGGGGGATTACTTCAACTGGTTCCGACAGTCGGTGCTGAGCGTATCCGACAACGACCCGGTGGAAATGTACGCCCTCGGCTCCGAAGACGACACGATTTATTGGGACACCACGTTTGACCGTAACCACGTTATGTTCGGACGCAAGTACCAGTACATCATCAGTGGGCGCTCTCTGCTTACGCCTAACAACCCCAACATCCAGATTATGTCTGCGGTGGAGGATGCTGTTCAGGCTGAGCCGCAGGCCTCTGGTAACCTCGTCTTCTACGGCAAGGACATTATCAGCAAAGGCTCTCTGCACCAGATGCAGGTGGGCGCTACGACGGACTCTGCGGAATCGTATGAGTGCTCGCAGCAGCTCGACCGCTACATCAAGGGCAAGCCGTGCCAAATCCTGTGCAACCAGTCACCTTACGTCGTGCTTCTCCGCACCACTGAGAAGTATAACGGGTTCTACGTCTACACATACCTGGATTCAATGCAGGGTGGTCAGCGTATGTTCGATAGCTGGTCAACGTGGGAATGGGACGAGAAGCTGGGCTACTGTGCTGGCATTTCCAAGTACCAGGGCGAGATTCTCTGCTACACGCTGCGTACCCACAATAACTGGATGGGTATGGTCTGCGACCGCTTTACCTTCGACACGGAACTGAGCGATTACCCGTATCTGGATTCGTGGCGACCCATGAAAGACTGGCAAGCCAACAATCAAGACCTGGTGCCTTCGCAGTTCCCGAAACGGTTGAGCGTGGCGTACACTGTGGCGCACACCTACTACTTCATGGGTTCGCCATACGAGAACCTGGACAACAACATGCCGGGCTGGGAATCGGATATCAACAGCCTCATCATCGGGGTTAACTATCCGGCCTACTTCACGCCAACGTCGCCTTACCTTCGGGATAAGAACGACAAGGCAATCCTGAATGGACGCCTGACGATTAGCCGCCTCAACGTCGCGGTGAGTGACACCGGGGCGCTGGATGGCCAGCTCGACCTGGGCGACCGTCAGATTGACCTGCCGGGGTTCAGTGGTCGAATCTTGACCCGGTTGGGTAACTTCGTGGGCCGTCAGCCGATTGTGGAAACGTCGGTAATCATGCCGATTTACAAGGAGATTCGGGAATACAAACTTAAACTAATGGCGCGAGATTGGCTACCCCTGACTGTAACAGGTCTGGAGTGGGTAGGCCAATGGTTCAGCCGTGTACGGAGGGTTTAACCTATGTGGGCGCAAATCGCTATGGCGGCGGTTAACGTTATCGAAGGCTACAGCATGTCTGGAGTCAAGCGTAAGGTTGCCAAAGCGCAGTATGGCCTTGAGAAGGCTCAGGACGAGCTGAACAAAGTACGCGGTCGCAATGCGGATTTGGCTGTAGTCGGAAATAACATGCTGGCTATGGCCAACGCCTCCGAGCAGGACTTCCAACGTCGTCGGGCAAATAAGCAAGCGCTTAAAGCCTACGGTGAGGCGGTCAGCCAGGAGGCATGGAACTCCGCTAAGCAGGCCGACGCCATGAACTCTCAGAAGTTCGAGCAGCAGCTATCCAATGCAGGACGCCTCGGCAGTATCGCGGCGTCGGCAGCGGCGGCAGGCGTAGGTGGTTCGAGTGTTGACGCGGTGTATAATACCGAGTTGATGCGCCAAGACCGCCAGGAGCAGGCCGCAAGTCAGCAGATGGACGACTGGCAGTACGCCCGTAACCTGAACCAGATTTCAATGATGGACAACATCTACAACAATCTGGACTTCGGTGTTAGCTTCGCAGACCTTACCTATAAGGCTAACGAGCTGGTACTTGACCAGGCACAGGATAATAGCTGGCAGCATAAGTACAGCATCGGCAAGGCTGCTATGGACGGCATGAATGGGTTCATGGGTAACATGAACAACATCGGAATTAACCTGCAAGACTTTGGCTATAAAGGCAAGAACATCTTCGGCGGTGGTGGCGGCTCCGGCAGCGCTACTGGCGGGATGAACAAAGGCTTAGGCAAAGGTGGCGCAGTACGTCTATAAGGAGACAACATGGCAGAGGGCAGCATCCTCCCAACGGTGCCTAATGCTGCAATTGAGCGCGGGCAGCCTATCCAGGTCAACGCGCCAATGGCTCAGCAGCAGGCTCGACAGGCATTCGTCCCGTCACGCACTCAGTACGTTCAGGCGTCCGGGCAGGCGCGGGTACAGGAATCATTACTCGGTGAAGTCAACAACCGTAACATTGAGGCGCTGTCCCGCCTGTCCGCAAGTCTGGGCCAGAAGTTCCAGGAGGCCCAGGAAGACAAGTTCGCTGAGGGTTACCTGCGGCACATGCAGGGCGAGGCCGTGGCAGATATCGCAGAGGAGAATCCCTTCTGGGGTATCTTCGGCGACGGCGCAGCGGTTCGCGGTGCTCGTGCAGCCCAGGTGCAGAACGCAGGCACCAGTGTGCTCTCGTGGGTGCAGGCCAACCAGGGTAGCCTGATTGGTATGCCTGCGGACGCCCAGCGTAAGGCTGTGGCTGACTATGTGCAGACACTCAACACGGGTGACCCGCAAGCGGATATGCTCATTGCGCAAAGTGCGATGAAGATGTTCCCTGCGGTGATGGACAACCTCACCCGCGCCAGTGAAGGCGAGAATCAGCGCCAGGCAGCTCTGGCTCAGGCAGACGTGCTGGAACAACATGCACAGGGCTTGAGCTATGCGGCTGACCAGGTGGCTAAAGGCCAGATGGCACCGGAGCATTACGATGCTCTCAAGGCCCAATTCCTACAGGCAGCAATGCCAATGCCGGGACAATCGCCGGAGTCATACCGGGCATCAATGCAAGGCAACGTGCTCTCGCTCGTGCGGAACGGTCAGTTCGAACTGGCCAACTCCGTGCGTAGCCAAGTGCTCGACCCCATGCTGACGCCGGATGAACGATTCCAGCTTGACCAGCAGATGAAGCAGGCTAACGCCACCTGGCTCAAAGATAACCCGGTATCTCGTGACTACACCGAGTTCACCGGAACACTGCCATCCCAGATTAACGCTGGTCGTTACTCAACGGAAGAACAGCTCCTCGCTGACATTGACCGCACCAACGCGGACTTCAAGGCTCAGACAGGCGCTCTCAATCCGATGATTAACAATGAGGAACGAGCGCAATATCTCGCCCGTTGGCAGGCGTGGAAACAGCAGCAGGACGAGGCAAACGCAAAGGCAGAAGCCAAGCAGAATGATGAGGAAGTTAAACGCACCATCTTCATGCAGGGTTTCGCCCACGGCTCGCCATCCATCATGACCGCTTCTGGTCTGGATGCACGGCAGAAGGCGGCGTTTGAGCAGACTGAGGCGGCGAAGTTCCTGACGGAGCCTGGCCTGCAATCAGCAAGCAACCTCGGCAAACTGGCAGTGAATGGCTACACCTTAGCACCCCTTAAAGAGAAGCTCTCTGGTACGTTGGGCGTTCTCAAGGGCGGCGGTATTCCCCGTGAGGAAGATATGCAGGCATTGCAGGCATCCTTCCAGAAGTTCCAGAACACCCCTTATGGGCTGGGCGCAGCGGAGGCGTACTTCGGTGAAGACCTTCCGCTGGTTATGGAAATGGCAGGACTCGACATGAGCGATAAGGCCAATCAGCAGTATTTCCGTGAACGTGCTCAAGCTCAGCGCAATGTGTTGAAGCCGGGGCCGGACACAATCAAGAAGGCTAACGACCTGGTTGATTCGGAAATGACCAACAAGGGCATCGGCTCCTGGTGGGCGCGAACCTTCAACGACGCCCAGGCTATCGGGATTGGTTATGAGTCGGCACTCAAGGAAGATATGAAGCGCCACACGGCAGAGGTCATGGCGCAGTACCCGAACCTCGACGAGGAGCAGGTATTGAAGATTGCAGGGCAGCGAAGCATGAAGGGCAAACAAGTCCTGGGGAATATGCTGGTCGCCGGGCCGGGAGCTGACAAGCTCTTTCGGAACCTTAATAGCCACCTGGATATTCCAATGCAGACGCCGGGCGATACCCGGTTCAACGTTGCAATCAATGACCAGATTCGTACCAAAGTAGATAAACGCTACGACTTTACTGTGGGTTCAATCAACGCGTTCCAGAACGGCCAGATGTATGTTACTGTCACCCGTGACGACGGAGTGCAGCAGAACATCGTCATGAGCGCCGAACAGGTTGCGCAGTCGATTAACGCCAGCAAAGCCAAAGCAACCGCTGACAACAAGGAACGACGTAAGACCTACCAGCTCGAAACGGGCATGAGAGAGGCTTACCGCGTATCCGAAGCAAATAGAGGTAAGATGTAACAATGGCTAAATTCCGCGTAGACATGAACAAACCAACCGAGTATGACGGCCTGGCTAAGAAGACAGAGAAGGCTTATGGTCTACCGGAAGGCCTGACTAAACTGGTACTGATGATTGAGAACCGCAACAACCCGCGCCGGAATGCAGTATCTCCGGCAGGGGCGGAAGGCCCAATGCAAATCATGCCAGCCAACAAGAAAGCCCTCGGAATCACCGATAGCTTCGACCCGGAGCAGGCATTCATGGGAGCAGGTAAGCTGCTCTCGGACGCCTTGAAACGCTACGATGGCAACATCGGTGCTGCCCTGGCGGACTATAATGGTGGCCCGAAGGCCGCAGAACGTTACCTGGCAGGTGAAGCGCTGCATCCAGAGACGAAGCAATACCTGGATTTCGCGCAGGAGTATCTCCAGTCTGCCAACCCTACAACCAGTTATGGCGATACGGTCATTAACGCAGGTATCAACCAGGTGGAAGCGCAGGCTCCATCTGACCTGTACCAGGACGAAGAACAGCCGCTGTCCGCGTTTGTCACCGGGCTGGATGAGGAAGCAGAGCGCCGCTTGCAGGACGAAGCGAAGTTCTACGACCTCAGCCTGAATGACGCTGTGAAGTTCGGCTTTAAAGACACACTGACCTCCGCCATTTCCCATGCGTTTGAACGCGAGGAGGATGCAAATTATGTGCTTGGCGATGAGCAGTTTAATCAGATTAAGCAACAGTTTCCGCAAGGACTCAGTGCCGACCAGGAAGCTCGAATCAGAAACAGCCGCAGTCAAGCGGACTTCGAATACAACCTTGACCGGGTTCGTCAAGAGAATGACTTCGGGCAGCGCATGGCGACACAAATGGGCTGGAATGCTGCTGGTGCCTATGCTGGCGTCATGGCAGGTGGCCTATTCGACCCCGCTGCATTACCGCTTGGAACCTTTGGTGCTGCTGGACGCCTCATCAAGGGAGGCAGCGCTCTCGCTTCTGCTGGGCGTATGGCTGCTGAGGGTGCTGCTGCTACAGCTATCATCAGTCCCGTCGTTCAACAGATTGATAAAGGCAGCGTAGACGCAGGCCTGGTGTTACAGCACATGGGTACGGCGGCTGTATTCGGGGGCGGCCTCGGCCTGGTGTTCCGCTCTCCTGCGGTTCGTCCATTCGACGAGGCAACCCGTGAATCTGCACAGGGCCGTGTGGACGGTAATCCGGTATACCAGGACGTGTTGCCGCAGACTGGCGACGACGGTATCGTTGTTAACTTCAACGACGCTCACGATACGTCAGTTGGCCCGGCTGGTGAAATCATCGGCGTAGGCCCGACTGCTGTGCTGCGCCACGCTGAGCGCTTCGACGAGAGCTACGGCTCCAAAGCTGCGGACGACGTGCGCAACCTCCGCGTCAAGTGGTACAATTGGGAAACCCGTAACAAGCTGTTCGGCTGGGCGGACTCTGAGGGTGTGCAGCTCGCTAAATCAAAGAGCAAGGTAGCCCGCTGGGTAGGTGCCATGTGGTCTGGTGACCAGGCTGGCCTCGGTCGTCAGCAGACGCGCACCGCCGCTGTCCTCAAAGAGCAGATGAAAGACCAGATGCTGTACGACTACGTGCCGCAGATGAAGTCTGCCCTGGAATCGTACATGACTCCGGGTGAGAAGATGAACTACATGGCGGGCGGTGCTGCCGACGTACAGGCTCGCTTCTCCCGTGAAGTTCAACTTGAGCGTTACCGCCACCGGGAGTACCGCGCTGCCAACGGCGGCGAGTCCACTGGTTATGTATCTGAGGCTCCGGCTTCGGTACAGCAGGCGGCTAAAGCGCTTGACGACCTGATGGCGAAGACGAAGAAGATGCACCTGGACGCTGACACCGAACACGCCAGCATCCTCAAGGATATGGACAGCGTTGGTTACATCGAACAGCGCCCGGACTTCATCCGCATCAACCGTGCTACGCCAGAGGAGCGTAAGGCGTTCCTGGACATGGTTAAGGACGACTACCACGCAGAGGCGACCGCCAAGATTAACAAGATGCGCAGGGAGCGTACCGAGTGGATTGAGGCGACGTACAAACGTGCTGAGCAGGCGCTGGATGGAGAGGGTAAGAAGGAGTGGGTTGACGACTTCCTGAAAGACCCAGAGCGTTACTTCGACAAGCACATTGAGCTGCTGTCCAAGAAGATTCACAGCGAAATGGATAAACGCGCAAGTCACTGGTGGGAGAACGCACTGCGTAACCCGGAGGAGCGCTACCAGAACAGCGAGGCATCCCTGCTGACCCTGGCTCGTGAAATGAGTGATGAGTGGTTTACTGGCCGTGAAGTAGACGCCGACATGGTTAAGGACTTCCAGAAAGCCCTTACCTCCAAGTGGGCTGACACCTCCCGCCGTGAGCTGCAAATGACCAACAAGCGCGTAGTCAATGGTCAAGACCTGTACCTCCTGGATATGTTCCAGCACGACGTGTTCTCCTCGACTGTCTCTACCGTTAACAACACCGCAGGCCGTGTCGCAATGGCTAAGCTGGGCTGGAAGACGGAGCAGGATATTCAGGACACGCTGACCGCAATGTACCACGGCGGCGCGACTACCCGCGAGGTGGAAGCCGCTAAGCACATCAGCGATATCATCCTGAACCGTGCTCGTGGCCTGGACGATGCTCCGCTGGTTCAAGCGCTGAGTAACATGACCCACGCAACCATGATGGGTAAGCTGGGCCAGGCTATTCTGGCCGACCTGCCAATGGCTATCGGTAACATCGGTATCGGCGGCATGTTCGACGCGCTGGGTAAGATGGCTGAGAAGGTGATGGATGGCTCCATGTTCGTCCGCAACGGTCGCCTGACTGACGTGGGTTCTGACCTGGATGCTCTGTCTAAAGGGCTGCTGGGCCACGACAACGAACTGTGGATTCCTCAGCAGACCAACGCTGACGGGTTCGCAATGGAGGTGGGCGGTTCACTCCTTCGCCGTACTGCCGCAGGCGCTCGCGTCACCAACACGCTGTCCGGCGCTAACGCAATGGCTAAGCTGGTTGGTACTGGCGTTACCCGTGCGAGCAACAAGAAGATGCACACCTTCTTCCGTACCGGGAAGGGTATATCCGAAGCTCGCCTGGCTGACGTTGGCCTGACTAAGAAGGAGATTAGCCGCATCAAGAAACAGTTCGACCAGTTCTCCGACAAGGATAACTTTGGCCTGGACAAGTGGACTGACCCGCTGGCTAAGGAAGACCTGATTGCCGCAGCTAACCGATTCGCACAGCAGGGCATGATGAGCAAGTCCTATGCAGGTGACCTGCCGCAGTGGACGCGCAACACCGTCCTGGGTTACATGTACTCCCGCTTCCGTGCCATCGGTATCAAGGCGCAGGAGAAGGTGCTGGTGCGTAACCTGACGCTGGCAGACGGCAACACCGTAGCCATGCTGACCTCGGCTGTAGCCTTCGCTACCTTCCTGAGCTATGCCCGTATCTACGCAGATGCAGCAACCAGCAAAGACGGTAAGAAGGTGCTGAAAGACAGACTCACTCCGGTCGGCATTGCTGACCAGGTGATGAAGTTCACTTCGGTAATGGGCCTGGGTTCTGAGTTCACCAACATCCTGACCCTGCTGACTGGCGGTGGCGTACAGGGCGGTAGCGATACCCCGCTGACTGCTTACCCGTCAAACGTAGGTAAGGCGATTGGTGCCGCAGGCAGGGCTGCTACTGGTGACGGCTCTGTGGGTAATGCTGTGGCTGCTGGTACGAAGCTGCTCCCCGGAGCGAACACCTACCAGATGCTGCTGCTGCGCCAGGCGCTGCAAGACGACTAACCGAATGGGGTGTTCAATTCGTGTACGATGAATTGGCACCCCTATAGTAACTAAACGAGGGAATAGGCTTTATGACCACTTCAACCTGGCAACCATTTGCTATAGGTGATGGCGACTATAACACCATGCACACCTGGGCTGGTGATGGTAATGCTGCTCGTGCATTTGAGCTTAACTTCAAGGGCGGGTACATTAGCCAGGCTGACGTTAAGGCGTTTATGATTAAGCGCGGTACGAACCAGCAAGTTGACCTCACTGTTAAATTTACCAATACGAACACCGTCACTCTGAGCCAGGCTGTACCGGAAGGCTGGGACGTGACTATCTACCGTGACACGCCAAAGGACAGGCCATCGGCATCCTTCGTGGACGGTGCGCTGATTACCGCAGCTAACCTCGACCGTAACGCACGGCAGGCTATCTTCGGCGTGGCGGAGCTGGCTGACCGGATGGATATCTCCCAAGATACCTCCAACAATGCTCTTGCTACTGCACAGGCTGCTGTGGCGGGCGTGGCCGCTACCCAGGACACCGCCGACCACGCGGTAGGTATCGCCAATGACGCGGTAACCACTGCCAAAGGCGCAATGACCAAATCCAACCAGGCGCTTGCCCGTGTTGACCAGGCATCCAGCCGCTCGCTGGAAGCACTCAACGTGGCTAACGAAGCCCTGGACGTCGCTAACTCCCATGTTGACGACAGCAAGAACATTGGCCGCGTTGTCCGTGCTCCGGCAGGTGAAACCCTGTCAGAACTCCCGGCGCGTGAGCTGCGTAAAGGCAAAGGACTCTCCTTCGACGTGAACGGTGACATTGTTGCTGTTACTCCGGTTGAAGGTTCTGCCGAGGCTGTGCTACAATCACTCCGCCAGCCTGGTGGCCTTGCCAACATCGGTAACGCCCACGGCACCGCTGGCCTGGACACTGCCATCAAGTACCTGACCTTTGAAATGTTCGGTGCTAAGGCAGGAACGAATACCGACCAGACTGCTGCTATCCAGGCAACGGTTGAAGCAGCCGCCAATACGGGACTGCCTATCTGGTCTACTGGTGCCTACTTCATGAACGGTATCGTAACCCTTGATAAAGACGTCAAGATTACTGGTGCTAAGTTCATTGGCCCAGCATCGTCCACTTCTCAGAAGTTCGCGGTGCAGGCTGACGTTACCTTTGAGTGGTGCTCCTTTGACAAGGTGTACATCCACCACACTGACGGTAACCTGAAAGTTATCAACTTCAATATTGAGAACACCCGCTCCACCGCTGCAATCTTCTCCGAGAAGGTTGTGTCTGAGGTGACTGTCGAGCTGCGCTACGGTACGTTCCGTAACTGCTACTTCGGCTATCTCCGTCAGGGCGGCTCCGGTATGGGCCTCCGTGCTAACGTTATGCGTGGACTCCAGTTCTTCGATATGCAGGGTGACTGCATCGAAATGAACCTGTGCATCAACGACAAGTACACTCTGGTTGAAGACGTAGTAATCGACGTGGTTGACCACCTCGGCACCCAGCCCAATTGGGGCATCGCTATGGGCTTTGCTGGTAAGGGTGAGTACGGTCTGACCGAGGACTACACCAACTACTTCAAGAACCTGACGCTGCGCAACTGCCGTGTGTATGCCGCTCGCCAATGTATCCACATTGAGAAGGGCTACAACTGCCTGATTGAGAACGTCGAGCTGTACCCGGATAACAACCGCTCTACCAATGCTGGTATTGAAGCCGCAGGCCTAGTCCTGTACGGCTGCTCCAACATTTCCGTTGACGGTGTTACTGGTGCGCCGATTACTGGTCAGCGTATGCTCTGGGTTACCTGGGGTATCACTGGTGGTCAGTACAAGTCAGCAGGCCGGGATATCTCCTTCCGCAACGTCAACATCGGCGGTACGGTTGAGATTCACATGGCAGCTACCGACACCTACCCAGCGTTCCTGGAAATCGACCACCTGAATGCGGACAAGCTGACCATCATCGGCCACGCTTCTGAGTACAATGTGTCTAACGTCCGGGCTAAGGCTATCGAAATGGAGTTCCACCGCGTTAACAACGACGGACGTGACTCTGTACGTCGCCCTTCCCGCTGTGTGGCTAACTTCCGCAACGTCCGTGCCAATCTCATTGCGAACACTGGAGTAACCCTGGGCCGTATGGCCGTGGATGAAATGTCCGTATCTGATACGAACTTCACCCTGCGCAAAACAGCCAGCTCGGTTACCAACCGTGGTACGCCAGTGACCAAGATTGATGGCACCTTCTTCCACGAAGGTAACGGGTTCCCGTGGGGCTACTGGTTCCTGCCAGGCGACCGCATCGTGAACGCACAGGGTACTGTCTACACCATCCTGACGGAAGGTTGTCAGTTCAAGTCCTCTGGCGACACTGTGGTGCGGGCAGCAACCGCTGGCGCTACCCTGCTCCAGGGTAACACCACTGAGAACTGGACGACTACCTACTGGAAGACGGCTGGTTGTAAGATTGTCATTCCGAAGGGAGGTGCTGGTGGTTCCGACCTCCACACTTCCATCATCCGCTCTGCCTACATCGGCGGCGGCATCTACACCATCGGCATCGCTGACCCGCTTGGCGCTGATATCCCTGCTGGGACTGTTATCACGCCGGAAGCGATTTGCACGTATACAACTAAATAAGGAGAATATCATGTGGCTAGTGGACACCGTAGAGAAGGCGGCTCCCGGTGTCCCGCCCGTCGTAGTGACGGGCCTCACCTTCGCTGGAGTCAGTCTACAGGATTGGGTATACCTACTCACCATTGTGTACCTAATCGTGATGATTGGGAAAGGAATTAAGCAACTGTTCTGGGGAGATAAAGATGGCAGAACTAACTGACGACGAGAAACTCGAAGTATTCAAGCAGATGCTCGCCGAAATGGACAACGAGAAGCTGGCTAAGCTGCTGCTCAATAAGTCCCTGCAAAAGCTGGCTCTGCTGCTGGAAGAAGACATGGCTACCGCTGCCGACTTCAACGTTATCCGGGCAATCCTGAAAGACAACAACATCGGTATCGTGCCGACCCGTGAGAACGCTATGGGTAAACTCCAGGAGAAGCTCAAAGAGCGCTCCCAGGAAGCGGACAAAGGCAACAACATTATCCCTGTGGACGAACTCACGCAGGTTGATATTGGCGACTTTATTATGAGGCACTAATGACTATTCCATATAACGTTTTGATGGAAACTGAGGAGGAAATGGCAGCACGTCTGGAGGAGGAGGGTAACGCCCTCCCTTACCTCTCGGACGAAGACTTTGCCAATATGAGTGAGCTGGAGCAGGAACGCCGTGTGCGCCTGGAACAGCTCGCCGCTCTACAGATTCACTACAAAGACTTCAAGCGTTTCCTCACCGACGTTATGGTGGAGTTAGGCTTCTCAGTATCAAAGATTCAGGCCGACATTGCTGACTTCATGGTTAATGGCGGCAAGTACATCATGATTGAGGCACAGCGCTCGCAGGCTAAGACGACCATCGCAGCCGCGTTCTGTGTGTGGCAGCTCATTCATGACCCGAAACACCGTGTGCTGATTATCTCAGCAGGTGGCTCGCAGGCAACTGATATCTCCACCCTGGTCATTCGTATCATCATGAATATGGATGTGCTGGAGTGTATGCGCCCGGACAAAGCGAAGGGTGACCGTGTATCGGTAGAGAAGTTCGACCTGCACTACTCTCTGCGTAAGCTGGATAAATCCGCTTCCGTAAGCTGCTGTGGTATCACCGCTAACTTGCAGGGCCGACGTGCCGATACACTGCTGGCGGACGATATCGAGTCCCAGAAGAACTCCCTGACTGCCCTGATGCGTGAACAGCTCCTGGCTAAAACCCTCGACTTCACCTCCATCAACCAGTCTGGTCGAATCATCTACCTGGGTACTCCGCAGTCCTCTGACTCAATCTACAACACCCTGCCGGGCCGAGGCTATAACGTCCGTATCTGGCCTGGGCGATTCCCTACTGCTGAACAGCTCCCGTACTACGGTGAGCACCTGGCTCCGCTGCTGGCGTCCATCATGGAGCGCTACCCGGAGGTGCAGGGCGGTGGTGGTATCAATGGCGACCAGGGCATCCCTATCGAGCCTTCTTTCCTGGGTGAGGAAATCCTCCAGGCTAAGGAGAAAGACCAGGGGCCAGCTTGGTTCCAACTCCAGCACATGCTGAACACCAAACTGATGGACGCCGAGCGGTATCCATTGAAGACTGACAACTGCCTCACTATGCCAATTCGCGTAGGAGACGAACTACCACTGGAGATTAAACGTGGCTACGACTACCGCGAAGTGCAAGTCGAAGGCAAGACCTACCGATTCGCTAAGCCTCACACATATTCCGCAGAACTGGCTAAGCCTACAGGAATCTGCTTCTACATCGACCCCGCAGGTGGGGGTAAAGGTAAAGGCACTCATGGGGGTGACGAAACTGGCTGGGCGTGTACTGCCTTCCTAAACGGTAACATCTTCGTGCTGGGGTACGGCGGCATCAAAGGCGGCTATGGCCTGAACGGTTCCGGTGAAACGGATGGCTCTATGGTCAAGCTGGCTGAGCTGGTTAAGCGCTTCAAGCCCAACGTTGTGAAGATTGAGCAGAACTTCGGCTACGGTGCATTCCGTGCTGTCTTCCTGCCAATCCTGCGCGAGGTCTACCCGGATTGCTCCGTGGAAGACGACTTCGTTACCGGGCAGAAGGAAGTCCGTATCATCGACATTCTTGAGCCTATCATTGCCCGTGGTTCTCTCATCTTCGCAGAGGACGCCCTGCTGGGCGAGCGGCAGTCACTCCAGATTCACCCGGACGTGAACCGCATCACCTACTGCATGATGCAGCAGATGAACCACATCACCCGTGACCGTGACTCCCTGATTCACGACGACCGACTGGATGCCCTGGCTGGCGCTTGCTACCATTGGGAACAGCAGCTCATCGTTGACCAGCATGAGATTCGGAAACGGATGCAGGAGGCCGAGGAGAAGAAGTTCTGGGCTGACCCACTACAGCACAATCGCATTAAGCAGCAGGGCCAAGTGTTCAATCGTGGCACTGGCATGAACATGCTCGCACACCGTCGCGGTCGCCGTTAGGCCGCGCACCAAATTCCTTTTAAAAATTCTTTGGAGAATCACTATGTTCGTACATGAAGCCCCATTCCTCGGAGCGGTATCCGGTGCAGGTCAGCTCCGTCGTGATGCAGTTCGTCTGCAATGCTATGCGGAAGTCAACACTGGCGCTCAGCCGGACGTGCTGGCGTTCTGGGAAGCTCAGCTCGCGCTGGCAGACAAAGACCACGGCCTGCCGTATGATGGCACTTATGTTCCCGGTGTAATCGACCTGCGCCCGGCTTGCTACAAGGTTCTGTCCCACTACCGCATGTTCAACCCGGAAGGTATCGCGGACTACAAGGAGTTCTGCAACTTCTTCATTGAGAAGAATGGCGGAGGCGAACCAGCGGAACCGCTGTCTTTCAGTAAGAACCTGTCAGGCTCGAACGCATCGGATGCAGACGGCACCTATGTCCCGGCAGGTTCTACCTACACTAACAGCGTCGAAGTAACTGGTGGCGTGGCTCCGTATACCTATGCCTGGTTCAAGCGCGCTGGCGGTGTAGACCAGCCTGTAGGCACCGACGCCCCGGAGTACAGCATCACTAACTACGGCTCCGGCAACAACGGCGATTACTTCGTCCGTGTGACCGACGCAGCAGGCACTACCATCGAGTCTACTCGTGACCGTACCCGCGTTGCAGTCCGCATCACTAAGCAGCCCGTAGCGACCCTGGCAGTTGACACTGGCGGCACCATCACCCTGTCTGTGACGGTTGACGGTGGCTACCAGAACACCTTCCAGTGGTACAAAGACGGCGTTGCTCTGTCCGGTCGTACTGGTGCTTCATTCACGAAGTCCAACGCCACGGAAGACGATGCAGGCTCCTACCATGTGGTTGTGACCTCTGCTAACACTCGCGGGCCGAAGACGGCTGAATCCACTAAGTGTGCAGTTACTGTTAACCCAGAAGCTCCAGTGGAGCCGGAAGAATAACAAGGAGAGCCGGGTGGCAACACCCGGTTTACTATTATGGGAATGAAACAAAGACTCGCTTACTGCTCCATCGGTGCGGTACTGAGTATCATCGCTACTGTCTATCCCAATGAGCTGAAAACCTCTGAACGAGGCTTGGCCCATATCGCTAAATGGGAGCAGTGTGTAAGCTGCACCTACAAAGACCACATCGGTGTCAGCACTATTGGAATGGGCGCTACGCGGGACTTCAACGGTAAGGCTCCTCAGCCGGGCCGTAAGCTGTCCGACGATGAGGTGGCCCGTCTGTTCATCCGCGACATTAAATCCGCTGAGCAGTGCGTTCTGGAGCGTATGGACGGTGCTGCGATGCCTCAGTCGGTATTCGATGCCTCCGTATCCCTGATTCACAATACCGGGTGCGCCGGGGCAACCTACAACAGCAAGCGTAAGGCTAAGACCAACCTCCGGCTGCAAGCTGAGGCCCACAACTGGAAGCAGGTCTGCTACCGCATGGGTGACTTCATCTACGCTGGTGGTGTGGTTTCCAAAGGCCTGGTTAACCGCCGCGCTGACGACCAGAAGCTATGCCTGGAGGACTTATGAAAGATATCTGGAAACGTGTAGCCGTAATCGCAGCAGGGGCCGCTGTGCTGGCCTCTCTGCTGTTCCTGGTACACTTCTATAAGGATAAGGCTGATACAGCGACAGAGCGGCTCCAGGGTGTTACTACGGAGCTTACTGAGACTCGTGATGCCTATGACCGATACGTTAACGAGCAGAGCCTCATCCGGGATATCCTGGCTGCTGGTGCTGCGGCTAAGCAGGCCTCAAAGGAGAAGACTGATGATGCCATTACGAAACACAAGGCTTCCGGTACTCGTGTCACTGTTAGCGATGCTGACGCTGACCTCCTGTACCAGAGAAGTCGTGAAGTACGAGAGGGTGCCACTGGTTCTCTCCAGTGAGGTTACTGACCCGGTTAAGCCTCCTCTGTTCCAGAAGGACACTGACCTGGTTGAGTACGCCTTGCAGCTCCTGGGTGATATTGAGCAGATGAACCAAGACCGTGCTACTGTGCGGAAAGCTGTGGATACCCACAACGGTGCCTCTGTGCCTCACCCTGTGAAGTAACCCTGTGCTGGGCCAACGGCGAGTGTATACCTGCGGCCCAAATATGGTATAATTATGCGAGACGGTAGCGACCCTCGCGGAACCCGTACTTCCCCCATAGGGCACCCAGCGGAACCATCGGAGTGACCATTTGGCCATCTGGACGGCTAAACGGGGAGCCTGCCGGATAACCGGAGAGGGAACCGGGTGAACCTGCCTTTAACCTGTGGGGTTAGCCGGGTTGCCCTGTGCTTTACTCTGTGCGGTATCCTGTGCGTTAACCGGGTTGTACTCACCACGTCCCGCAGGTTTATCAGAGGCGCGGCGGGTTAGCCTCTAGGGTTACAGTGTGGTGAGTTTAGCAGTTACATCACCGGGTAACGAGGGTATCGGGTTAACTGTGGCTATAGTAACAGGGTTAGCCGGGAGTGTCAACCGGGTTTATTCATTGGGTATCAATCCGGGTAGACAGGCGGCCTATCTGTATCCTTTGCCATTACCCTACTGTTAATCTGAATTGGCACCCCTATAGTAACAGAACGGTCGAATGCGGCTTTAACGCCTTTCGTATCTGTTACGGCGGTAACCCGGAGGGAAGGGAGGAGGGAGAGAGTAAGCGGAGAGGGTAA